TTCGCAAGAAGATCCAATGGATAGCGTTATTCGTATTTTAATGGCTAAGAAATTAAGTATTGCACATACTTGGCATATTAAAAGCGATGAAACAGGTGGCGGTTCTAATTTAGCAAATTTAAACGTTTACGGGTATGCGGGACATTTAGACGATCCTATAACACCGACTATTGATATTAATTTCGGAGTTCCAAAGGAATTGCAGTTCCCGGCAACAACTTACCCAACAAATAATCTATTCAATACTTATCATTTGCCTTACTTGTTGGAAATTACTGACATGGAATCTAAGCTATTAACCTGCCGGGTTTATTTAACGGCAGTTGACATTTATAATTTAGATTTTAGCAAATACATTTGGATTAATGGGGTGTTGTTTAGATTAAACAAGGTCACTTCTTATGACCCGACATCATACCGGACAACACAAGTTGAATTATTAAAAGTTATAAATACAGACTGATGGCTGAGGAAATTATAGGTATAAAAATTACTACGGATGCGGCACAAGCAACCGAGCAGGTTAAGAAGTTAGATAGTGCCTTTGATTCAACTGATCAATCTGTAAAATCTTTACGTACTCAAATGCGCGAAGCGGCTGCAGATGTTCAGGTGTTATCTGATAAGTTTGGTGCTACTTCAAAGGAAGCGATTAATGCAGCAAAGAAGGCGGCGGATTTAAAAGATAGGATTGGGGATGCTAAGGCTTTGACTGATGCTTTCAATCCTGATGCTAAATTTAAGGCTGTGGCTTCCTCACTGGCTGGTGTTGCTGGGGGTTTTGCTGCGCTCCAGGGCGGCATGGCTTTATTCGGAAAAGAGAATAAGAACGTTGAAGCTGCATTATTGAAAGTAAATGCCGCGATGGCTTTATCTCAGGGACTTCAATCAGTTGGGGAGAGCGTGGATTCATTCAAGCAGTTGGGTGCAGTAATTAAAGCAAGTACGGCATTTCAGACTTTAAACAATGCGGCAACTTCAACGGCTACGACTATTCAAAAAGCCTTTGGGATTGCAACAGTTGAAACAAGTGTTGGTTTTAATGTTTTAAAGGGTGCGATTATAGCGACTGGAATCGGTGCTTTAGTTGTTGCGCTGGGTTTGGTTATTCAAAACTTTGATAAGATCAGCAAGTGGATTATGAGCAGTCCGCTTGGTGACTTAGCGCGGGGCGTTGGTAATTTAGTTGAGCAGTTTACGGACTTTATAGGGGTAACAAGTGAGGCGGAACGGAACTTAGATAAATTATCCGCTGCCAATAAACGTGCGAATGAAGATATTGAAAACAGAATCAAAATTTTAAAGGCTCAGGGGGGATCTGAAAAAGAGATTTATGAATTAAGTAAACAGAGAGTTGAGAATGAATTAAATGATCTAAGAAATTCAAGCAAGGTAAAAGGCGAATTATCAACAGAAGATCAGAAAAAATTCAGGGATTTAAAAGTTGAGCAATTAGTTTTAACGGCAGAATTTAACAAAAAAAGTGCTGAGGAAGATAAGAAAGCCGCGGAGGAAGCTAAGAAGAAACGTGATGAAGCAAACAAGCAGGTTATCGCTGACAAAAAGACTGCCGATAAAATGTTGCTTGATCTGCAGAATGAAAAGGCTTTAGCTGAAATCGGTTCAGAAGATGAAAAAGCAAAGAAACAAGCTGAAATAAATAACGATGCCCGAATTGCTGAGATTAATTCTTTAAAAGTTGATATAAAAACTAAGAATGAATTAAAAAAAGCAAGTGAGGCGACTTACCAATTAGAAATTCAGGCGATTGATGACAAAGTAAAAGAAGATCAAGCAAAGAAGGATCTGAAATTCGAGGAGGATTTACAAGCTACTTTATCGGAGGCGAGGGTTGCAAAATTCCAAGAGGGAAAGGATAAAGAAATTGCTGCTTTAGATGAAAAACTAAAGGAGGAAACTAAAAAGATTGTTCAAAATGCTGATTATACCGAAAAGCAAAAAGGGTTATTAATTTCAGCGTTAAGGGATAAATATGGGGCGGAAGTTGCTGGCATTGATGCAAAGTATGTAAAGCAGGCAGAGGACAATGAAGTAAAACGGTTAGATTCCATTATCAATAATGAAAACCTTTCTTATGCGGCTAGAAAACGAGCTGTAGATGATGCTTTGGCTTTAAATAAAAAGCTTTATAAAGAGGGTAAAATTGACAGTATAGCGTATTCAAAAACTGAAAAAGAATTAGCCGATGGCAGAATTGAACTCAGTAAAAAGGAATCAAGTTCCAGAGCCGAAAATGCGCAGAAAATTAGTTCTACATTAAAGAACGTAGCGAAGGCAATCGGAGAGCATACAGTGGCAGGTAAGGCAGCCGCGATTGCAGCGACTACAATAGATACTTATATGTCAGCAACTGCGGCGTTCAAATCTCTGGCAGGTATTCCGGTTGTAGGTCCTGTGCTTGGAGGTATTGCGGCAGCAGCAGCAGTTGTGGCAGGGTTAAAAAATGTTAAGTCTATTTTGGCTGTAAAAACTCCTGCAATTCCTGCGGGATCGTCTGAGCCGGGATTTGTTGATATTCCTTCCCCTGGTGGATCTTTAGGAGGTGGAGGTGCGATGCCTACGATTAACCAAATCACTACACCTGATTTAGGTGGCGGAGATTCAGGCGGTCAGGTTCGTGCTTCAGGAGATACGGTAATAAGAGCCTACGTAGTGGAAAGCGATATAACGGACAGTCAAAGCAGGATGCAAGAGATTGAAAACAGAGCAAGGTTTGATTAAATGATAAATTTTTAAATAAAAGCTATTTATGAACATGAATACAGAGATACCAATATACATGCTTGACATTACGGATAGCATTGATGATGATTCACAAGTGGATTTTATCTCATTAGTAGATCGCCCAGCTATACAAAGGAATTGGAACGCATTTAATAAAACTCAAAAATTTGAAGTCACGAATGAAGATCGCCGTATCATTTCTGGTGCTATTATGTTGGCTGATACGCCTATTTTTAGATCTGATAATACTTATGGTGATTATTATGTGGCTTTTACTGCGGAGACTATTATTAAAATCGTACAGAAATTTTTCAAAAAAGGATTCCAAAGCAACGTGAATTTAATGCATAATTCAAGTCAACAATTTGAGGGTGTTACCTTATTTGAGAGTTTTATTTCAGATCCTTCGCGTGGCATTATGCCTATGAAAGGATTTGAGGATGCACCGGAGGGTAGTTGGTTCGGTTCAATGATTGTAGAAAACGATGAGGCATGGGCAAAAGTTAAAAGTGGTGAGATTATGGGGTTCAGCGTTGAGGGATTATTTCAATACAAACCAAAGGAAGTAAAACAAGCAGGCTCATTGATGGATGAAATCAAAAAAATATTGTCACAAGTTAAGTGATAAAGATTCAATTATTAACTATTTAAAGAAAAAGTATGAACGCACAAGAAGCAATTTTTAAAATCAAATCTTTGTTCGATGATAACATTGCTCCGATTGAAGCTGAAGCAGCTCCGATTGAAGAAACAAAGATGGAGATGTATGAGTATTCATTAATGGATGGCACTAAAGTTGAGATTTCAGAATTAGAGATCGGCGGAATGGTTACTCTTGAAGGCAACCCGGCACCGGTTGGAGATCATGAATTAATGGATGGAACTCAAATAACTTTAGACGATAACGGAATAATCACCGCGATTAAAGCTAAGGTAGTTGAGGCAAGTCCAGAGGTTGATGTTGAAGCTGGTTATAAAAAGAAAATGGATGAAATGTCCGAGGCATTTGAGGCAAAGATTGCTGAATTAGTTGAGGCAAATGATGCTAAGATTTCTGAACTTGAAAACAAGGTAAAGCAGGGTTTTGCTCAGGTAGCTGAATTGATTGAAGTGCTTTCAATCGCTCCGACGGAGGATCCAATCCAAAAACCGAATAGTTTTTCAGAGTTTGTAAAAACGAAAAGCATCAAAGAAGAAAGAATTAATAAGTACAGAAACGCAATTTTAAACAAGTAAAAATAAAAAACGATGGCATTTGACGTATCAGCTTTAGCAGCATACACAGAACAGAACGAAGCCTTATTGGTAACCGATTCAGTTTTAGGCGCAAAAACTGCCGCTTTAATTAAGAGCGCAGGGAACGTAATGATTGGCGTGAAAAGCGCAGAAACAATCAACATTATGGATACTGATGCAATATTCCAAGCTGGTGGCAGCTGCGGATTTACTGCGTCAGGTTCAACAACTTTCACCCAGAGAACGGTGACTGTTGGTAAAATCAAAGTAAACGAGGCACTTTGCCCGAAAGATTTAGAGTCTAAGTATTTACAGAAGGCTTTGCCTACTGGTTCAATGTATGATTCAATCCCTTTTGAGCAGGAATTTGCTGATAAGAAAGCAAAAACAATCGCTTCACAGTTGGAAACTGCTTTATGGCAGGGAGATACTGATTCAGCAAACGTAAACCTTAACAAGTTTGATGGTTTAGTTAAATTGATCGGTGCGGCAACTGGTCCCGTAGCTGCAAATAGTGCAACTTATATTGCAACTGCACCAATTAGTACTGCAACTGGTATCATAGCTACAAACGTAGTTTCAATTTTTGATGGTGTTTACAAGGCAATCCCTGCTCAGGTAGTGGCTGCCGATGACATGACAATATTCTGCGGTCAAGATGTTTTTAGAACGTACACAATAGCATTGAAAAATGCTAATATGTTCAATTATTCTTTTGACGGAAAGGCTGATTCTGAATTTGTATTGCCAGGAACTCCGATCAAGGTTATCGCTTTGGCAGGATTGAACGGAACGAATAAGATTTATGCTTTGAGAATTAGCAACCTTTTCTTAGGAACGGACTTGCTAAATGAGGAAGATAAGTTTGAAATCTTCTACGCAAAGGAAGCAGATCAGGTTCGTTTTGTATCTGAGTTCAAATTGGGTGTGAACGTAGCTTTCCCTGACGAAATCGTTAAATTCATTTTATCATAATTAACGAGGGTGTAAAAACCCTCTAATTTTTTAAATTTAAATTTCAATATTATGCCATGCGCATTAACACAAGGATATAGCTTAGATTGTAGAGATAGCTTAGGCGGTATTGTCGAAGTATATTTCACAGAAGCAGCAAACGTAACTACAACAACCGAAGCAAGTGGTGTAATAACTGCTTTGACTAAGGCTGCTGGAAAACGGTTCTGGAAATATGCTTTAGTAAAAGACACTTCAATGTTTAACCAGACAATGACTGCTTCTGTTGCAAACGGAACTGTTTTCTACGGTCAAGAATTGCAGATCATTTTAAATAAGCTACAAACGAATACGAGGAATGAGTTGCTATTATTAGCGCAGAATTCTTTAGTTGCAGTCGCAAAAGATAGCAACGGAATATATTGGTATCTTGGTAAAACCAGAGGAATTGACATGACTGCAAACGCAGCTTCAACTGGAACTGCACAAGGAGATAGAAGTGGATTCACTTTGACATTTACGGGATCAGAACCAGCTTTAGCGCCAAGCGTAGCACAAGCTGTTTATTCAGTTTTGGAAACTCCAGGATCTTAGTTTAGTTTTTCATTTGGTGTTTGGGGAAGCCGTTGATCATTTGGTCAGCGGTTTTTTTTATTTTGTAATTTTTATATCACTTTGCTATTTAGGTATATGATAAGGCTTACAAAGGGACAAACACAAAGCGTAATATTGACTTTAACCGAAAAGCAGTTATTGACTAATCCTAATTATTTATTTGTTTTTACGAATCGTAGCGCAAATACGGAGATTAAATTTGTCAGGTTAAACAATACAGATGTCAGCATTTATAAAGATCGGTACAATGAATTTAGCTTTGTTACAAATACTAATTTTGCAACTGCTTTAAATGGTCAATATGATTATGTTATATATGAGCAAGCAAGCACAAGCAATACAAACCCAGCAGGATTAAATGCGTTGGAATCTGGGATAATGGAATTAGTAGGAACGGCATTTGAATTTACAGAATATGCAACAACAGATACATACAAAATCAGACAATAAATGGATCTAAGAGTAGTCACATTTGCAGAGGCAAGGCAACCAGAATTTAAGGAAAAGAAAGGCGAGGGATATATTCAATACGGAGATCGGAATGATTACCCGAATTATCTTGTTGATCTTTTTAATAAATCAGCCAAGCATAACGCAATTATAAAAAGCAAAGTACATTATATTTCTGCGAACGGTTGGAAAGGTAGCGAGGCGGCAGAGCCTTTCATTGAGAAAGTCAATCGGATGGAGAGCCTCAACGATTTGACAAGAAAGGTTTCTTTGGATGCAGAATTATTCGGAGGTTATTATTTAGAGATTATTTTTTCTTCCACTGGTCAACTTTCTGAAATTTGGCATTGCGATTATACCAAGGTAAGGACAAATAAAGACAATACTCAGTTTTGGTACAAGGAGGATTGGAATGATCGAATTGAAAAAGCACAAGTTTATCCAGCGTTTAATCCGGCTAATCCTTTCGGGAAGCAGATATTATACGTTAAGGAATATCGCCCAAACATGGGGTTCTATTCTTTGCCGGGTTACTTTGGTGCGTTAAATTACATAGAATCAGATATTGAGATTTCAAAGCACGTTTTGGGGAACGCTCAGACTGGGTTTTCTGCAAGTAAACTTATCACGTTACCAAATGGAGATCCTTCCGATGAAGAAAAGCGCAATATTGAGAAACGATTTACAAATAGATTTTCGGGATCCGATGGCAAGAAATTCATTTTAGCGTTCGTAACTGATAGTGCGAGAAAGCCAATAGTTGACGACCTGGGGACTTCCGATATTACTAAAGAGGATTTCGGGCGTGTAGATTCATTAATTCAAACTAATATTTTCAGCGGTCATCAAATTACAACGCCTTCGATCTTTGGTATTGCGGAAGCTGGGAAACTGGGTTCACGTTCTGAGATGCGTGATGGTTATGAGATTTTCAAAAATACGTATGTAAATAGTAAGCAAATGCACCTTGAAAGTGTGTTTAATATGCTTTTTAAATATCGCGGGATTGCAGAGCCTGAATTAAGCATCATCCCGACAGAGCCTATCGGTTTTGAGTTCACAGAAAACCTACTGAAAGAAATAGCACCTAAAGAGTGGTTACTTGAAAAGGCAGGTATTGACATCAGCAAATACGAACCAGCACCTGATACTGTTGCGGTTGTTCAATCAGAGCGATTTGCAGACGATTTCAGCGCGTTTTTTGAGTTTGGTGAAGCAAAGCAAGGGTTTAATGTTTGGAAGCAACGAGCGCGCTTTGATGATGATTTAGAGCATCAAATGTTTGCCGAGGTTAGTCAGTTACAGGCAAATGTTTTGGACTTAATGTCAAAGGATAAGCGGATTACTGCCGAGGTTTTGGCTACAACTTTAGATCAGAATGTTGAAACTATTAATTTGGTCATAAAATCGCTTGTTGATAGTGGCTATATTCAAGTAAATGAGTACGTAATCGGGCAGGGCATTGATGAAAACACAATCACAGAGCATATATTAACCGAGCCGTTGAATGACATTTTAGTAAAAATTAAGCCTCAAACAAAGGAAATTTTGATTCGTTATTCCTACGAATGGAAAGCAGGGTTCAATAATCGTGATAAAAAAACAAGCAGACCGTTTTGTGTTGCTTTATTGGAAGCTGATAAAATGTACTCCAGATCAGAGATTGAAAGCATCAGCGCAAGGTTAGGATATTCGGTTTGGGATCGCCGGGGCGGTTGGTATACAGAGCCGGGAACTCAAATCCACAGTCCGAGCTGCAGACATCAATGGGTATCTAATATTGTAACAAGAAGATGAGCAAGAACACATTATTTATTTCCGTTCAATCAATAAAGGATAGAACCGGACTGCATGCCAACGTGGATGAGAAATTGGTGCTGCCTGAGATCAAGACTGCCCAGGACATGTATATTTTACCTGCCTTGGGATCGGCATTATACAACGAGCTGCAGACTGCCGTAGATTCTGCGACTTACACCCAGCTTCAAACAACATTGCTTGATGATTATATTGTGGATGCGCTGATTTACTTTGTCATGTCGGAACTTCCGCAAGGGTTAAGTTTTCAGTTTTACAATAAGGGACTATTGCGCAAGACTGGAGAGAATCAGGAATCGCCTTCCATGCAGGACATGATTGATGTGGCAAATCGCTACAAAGCAAGGGCGGAATTTTACAAGCAAAGATTGATCAAGTATCTAAAGCAGAATAATGCTTTATATCCTAATTATTTAAATTTTGGATCTGGTATTGATTCGATAAAACCAGATAACGAAGGTTACACAGTTAGTATGTATCTCGGCGATGCTTGTTGCAATGATGACTATACGGATGATGGTAAGCGCAGAAAAACTTTTGAGGAAAGATATCAAGGGAATATAGGATGTTGTTAAATGAGCAAGGAAGTTAATTTCAAAAATCAAAATAAGCTGAAAGTTTATTTAGAAAAATCTAAAAAGAATGACATTAAATCAGATAGTCAAAGAGCTGACCAAAATAGGAAACGATCACGAGCAAATTAATTTTGTCTATTTTGGTGATGTATGGGAACGGTTAAGCAATTCTGAGGTTACTTATCCAGCTATGTTTTTTACTTTGACTGGGGCAACCGTAGGAGCTAAGGAGATCGCTTATTCCTTTAGCTTTTACTTTATGGATCGGATGCTAATGGAAGAAACAAATGAAACGGAAGTTTTATCAGACATGACGCAAGTAGCCGGGGATATTGTTGCTCAGTTGAGATACCCAGAGGATTATTCAATCGTGACCTGGACGCCTTCAACAAGTATGCCTTTAAGTTTTTTTACTGAAAGTGATCCCGATTTATTAGCCGGTGTAAAGTTAGATTCTACCTTAACTGTGCCGTTCTTAAATGATAGATGTCAAGTACCCTCTAATTATACTTTTTAATGGAATCAAAAAAAATAAACCAATTAGCAACTGAATTATCTCCAGCTCTGGATGACTTGACAATAATAGGAGATCCGACAACCGGTATAAGTAAAAAGATTACGCTATCTCAAATGGCTTCTTTATTTACCGGGACTGTTGAGGAGTATGCAAATCTTGCGGCTTTTCCTTTGGTTGGTGTAGCTGATACGATTTACATTGCTTTAAATACTAATATCATTTATCGCTGGAGTGGTAGTGCCTATGTGGAATTATCTCCAAACATTGTTTCGTCTTTGGTTTTTAGTGACGCAAACGGATTTGATGGCACGATTACTTTAGTTGGTTCTGTTGCAACCTTATCCATAACAACTGCTTTGACTTTGGGATCCTTGCCATTTATTGGTGCTTCGGGTGCATTAACTCAGGACAATGCTAACTTGTTTTATGATGATACAAACAATAGGTTAGGAATTGCGACTAATGCGCCAACAACTCCGCTTGATGTTTTCGGATCTGGGATTATTGGCAGAGTTAACGGAACTTCGACAAATAACGCTTTTTTAGGTTTCGGAAGTGCAGGGACTAATCGCTGGTCTATTGGTAATGTACAGAGTGATCAAAGATTTAGACTATATAATGAAGCAACCGCATCAGAAGTATTATCTATTTTGTCAACTGGGGAGTTTGGAATCGGTATTGCGAACCCAACTACAAAACTACATTTAGATGGTGGCGCAACTGCGCTAATTGCTAACTTAGATGCTAATGTATCGGTTGCAAAAAGTCTTAGCTTTCGTTCAGATAATTCCAATCGTATCAACTTAGAGGTCAGCGGAACGGAATCAGGATCTAATGCTGGTGCTAATTTATTTATACGTAGGTATTCGGATGCAGGTGCATTAATTGATACGCCTTTCACAATCACGAGATCAACCGGATTAATTACCTTAGCAACTGAATTAGCTGGAGCAACTGCAACATTCAGCGGTGCGGTTGGTGTTGGTGCATCATCTCCATTTACCTTAACAAATTATAATTTTTTAACGACAAGCGGAGTATCAGGCGGCGGCTTGTATATGCAAAAATCTGGTATTGGCAAAGCGGTTGTTTATTCGGCAAATGATGACTTATATCATGAATCAATAGGAAGCCAAATATTTGCAACCGGATCCATATTGGGAGGCACGCCAAGATTAACCATTGCGGCAACTGGGGAATCAACTTTTGCAAAGGCAGTAACGATAAACGATGCAGCAAGAATAGACGCAGCCAACGGAAACCAATTAATATTAGATAATGCAGGGGAGCGTTTCACCCAAATAGATTGGTATAACAACAATTCAGGAAAGGCAGTTATTTTTTGGGATAATACAAATAATTACTTTCAAATTCAATCAACTCCTGCATCATCAAAGATTAGGGTTGTGGCTCAGACTAATGGTGTGGAACTTGCAAACGGTGGTACTTCATGGAGTTCATTGTCTGATATTCGGGAGAAAACAATTATCAGACCGATTCAGGATGCATTAACAACTTTGAAAGATTATAGAACAGTCATCGGAAGGTATAATACAGATCTTGAAACAGTTGAAAGAGCGTTTTTAATTGCTCAAGATGTTCAGATGACATACCCTTATGCAGTCACAGAGGATGATGATGAAGATCAAAGATTAAGGCTTTCTTATACCGAATTAATACCTTTGCTTGTGAAGTCTATTCAGGAATTAAAAGCAGAAATAGACATTTTAAAAAATACACAAACACAAGGCAATAATTAACCATATTTGACATAAAATCAACCCAATGAAAGAAGAAAAACAACCCGAGCCGAAAAAGTTAACAGTAGAATTGACTGCGATTGAATGGAATGCAGTATTGGCAGTCATTGAGGAATCAACTGCACCACACATTCAAGTTAAGGCAGTAGCAGCAGAATTAGTTAAACAATTACAACCTCAGATTAAAGATGACAAATAATAACGCTGATTTAGCGACCGTAGTAAGTGTATCAGGCGCAATGCTAAGTATTGCAGACATTCAACCGATAGTAACTTTAATAGCTTCTTTGGTCGCTATTGTTAGCGGGATTTTTGCCATTAGGTATTACATTAAAGCAACCAACAAAATCAAATGATTAAGAACGGAATAATATTTATTTTGATTTTATTGTCTTTGTTTTTGTTTGAACTTAGGATTCCACCAAGGACAGTTACTAAAACAACTATTGATACTGTAATTACTCATAAAACATTTACTAAGTTTACAAAAGGCGATAAAATACCTTTTAAGGTTTTAGACACGATTTTCACTAATACAAAAAGCTATGATACAACATACATTGTTAAAGATTATAACCAAGCTACGGAGTATTTGGATTCAATCAGACAAGACAGTAACCTCTTTGTCATCACAGATACCATCAGCCAAAACAGAATCATCGGCAGGTCATTCCAAGCCAAAATTCAAGAAAAAACAATCACAATAACAAACAATATAGAATCCAAGAGCAAAGTGGCTTTGTATTTAGGAATAAGAAGCGATGTAACGAGAGATTTAGGTAAAGTGAATCACAACATTAGCCTATCATTTAAAACTCGGCATAGAGGCTTATTTAGCGTTGGTTATGGAA